AAGAAAAACACCTACGGTGAAGAAGCAGAAGTAGAAGAGGAAGTTCTGGAAGAGGAAGAGGTTCAGCAACAAGAAGAGTATGACATCGAAGAAGATGTCAACGCTCTCCTCGGTGGTGAAGAGCTCTCCGAAGAATTCAGAGAAAAGGCAAAGGTCATCTTTGAAGCCGCTCTGAACTCTAAGGTTCAAGAAATCTCCGAAACTCTCGAAGTTCAATTCCAAGAGCGTTTCAACGAGGAAGTTCAAGAAATGAAGACAACTCTCACCGAGAGAGTTGATGCTTATCTGGAATACGTTTCAGAAGAGTGGATGAGCGAGAATGAACTCGCCATCGAACACGGTCTTAAGACTGAAATGACTGAATCATTCCTGGCTGGAATGAAGGGTCTTTTTGAAGAACATTATGTAACAATCCCTGAAGAAAAATATGATGTCCTTGAGACAATGGTAGAAAAACTTGATGATATGGAGACCAAGCTCAACGAGCAGATCGAGAAGAACATCTCCCTCAATAAGCGTCTGGCAGAGTCAGTTGCTGATGGTATCTTAGATTCCGTTTCAGAGGGTCTTGCACTTTCTCAGAAAGAGAAGCTCGCTTCACTTGCCGAAAGTGTTGAGTTTGAAAGTGAAGAAGAATATCGTGAAAAGCTGGAAACTCTGAAGGAGTCATACTTCTCCAGAACTCCCGCAACTAAGTCTGAGGCACCCCAAACCCTTTCCGAAGGTGTTGATACCACAGTAGCTCCAACAGCATCTGGAATGGATGCATATGTAAGAGCACTGGGTGCATTCAGCAAAAATTGAATTTTATACAATTCAAACAAAAACAACTAACTTATAGGTAAACGCAAATGTTCCAATCAGAGCATCTGCAGGAAAAGTGGAGTCCACTTCTCGACTATGAGGGTCTTGACGCAATCAAAGATTCCCATCGTAGAGCTGTAACCGCAGTCCTGCTGGAAAACCAAGAAAAGTTCCTCCGCGAGGAGCAAGCATTTAATTCAGGTATCAACCTGATGGAATCACCCACCAACTCTGCTAACGCAGCTGGTGCTTCGGGTGGTTTCGGTGGTGGAGCCGAAGCAGCTGGTCCAGTTGCTGGTTTCGACCCCGTTCTGATCTCCCTGATCAGACGTGCAATGCCTAACCTGGTCGCATATGACCTGGCAGGTGTTCAGCCAATGTCTGGTCCTACTGGGCTGATCTTCGCAATGCGTTCACGTTACACCAATCAGAGTGGAACTGAAGCACTGTTCAACGAAGCAGATTCCGCCTTCTCTGGTCAGGATGACGGCTTCAACCTCACCGCAGGTTTCACCGACGTTAACGCTGGTCTGGGTACAACTGCTCAGTCTGGTACTAACCCCGCTGTTCTGAACCCTGTTGGTACCGCTTCCTCAACCGGCTATGATGTCGGTCAGGGAATGGTTACTGGTGACGCTGAGAACCTGGGTGCAGGTACTGGCGACCAGTTCAACCAGATGGCCTTCTCGATCGAGAAAGTCACCGTTACCGCTAAGTCAAGAGCTCTGAAGGCTGAGTACTCACTGGAACTCGCTCAAGACCTCAAGGCTATCCACGGTCTGAACGCTGAAGCCGAACTGGCTAACATCCTCTCAACCGAAATTCTGGCTGAGATCAACCGTGAAGTTATCAGAACCATCTACAAGGTTGCTGAACAAGGTGCTGTTTCCAACACCGCAACCGCTGGTGTGTTCGACCTCGACGTTGACTCCAACGGTCGTTGGTCTGTTGAGAAGTTCAAGGGTCTCCTGTTCCAAATCGAGCGTGACGCTAACGCGATCGCACAAAGAACTCGTAGAGGAAAGGGTAACATGATTCTGTGTTCCGCTGATGTTGCTTCGGCACTGACGATGGCAGGAATCCTGGATTACACCCCAGCCCTGAACGCAAACCTGAATGTTGACGACACCGGCAACACCTTCGCTGGTACCATCAACGGTAAGTTCAGAGTTTACATCGATCCATATTCGGCAAACCTGACCGCAGCTAACTCATCTGCTGGTAATCAGTACTATGTTGTTGGTTATAAGGGTTCTTCACCTTATGACGCAGGTCTGTTCTATTGTCCTTATGTTCCTCTGCAGATGGTACGTGCCGTCGGTGAGGACACCTTCCAGCC